AAACCCGGATTAGCCGGCTTTTTGTCAAAGACAACAGGAAGCCGTCCTTCCGGGACGTTCAAACGAACTTCACCGTCAATAATAGCTTGGTCAAAATCAGGCACGATATGCTTGAAGCGCTCATGTTGCCAGAAGGCAGGAGCTAGGGTCGGGTCTAAGCGTTCGCGGAGTTGTAAATCGCCAGAACGATTTTTAGCGCGGAAATTCCAAATACAATTGTAAGCCTCAAGGTAGGCAGTATTGACCTGTTGGTCAGGCCGCGCATGAAGACCAATTGACTTATAAACGGCATTAGAGCCGTGCGCACCCATTGGATGGGTCTCGATATAAGGCACTACTGGCAAGCCTTTAAAGCTTTCACCAGAATACGAGCGGTTCAATTGGTCCATAGAACCGCTGAAGCGTTCAAATGCGAGTGTAGGGACCAAATAAGCCATAACGCGAACGTTAATGGCATTCATAAGCATTTCCGCCGTTTCCATCATTTCAAAGTTGAAACGTACACGGCCGGAAACAATGCTTTCTTCGCGCAACAAAGGATATGCAGCGATAGGAACCATCTTACCCGCATCAATCGAGGTAATACCTCGCGCCGTCTGACGGCGTATAGTTTGAGGGGTATAAATTGGGTTCGTGTTCATCTTGGCGTTAGTCAAGGACATTACTTTTTTCCTTTGAATTTCCGAAAAATTTTTCGGATTTTAACAGCGCGTTTTTTACAGCGACGACATTTCATTATTTGGCACCACGAAATTTGAAGCCGTTATTCCAGACGTCTTTAACTACGTCTTTCATGCCAACGTTTTTCTTTCGGTCAGTACCAGACGAGAGAGCACGGCGTTCCCGCTCAACAGCTCTTGCACCGCGATAAACATTCCAAGCGGCATCATGGCCGTACTCACTAACT